GAGTCACACTGAGAGTAATCTCCTTTGCCGTCTGCTTGATAGTAGATGTGTAGGCATTGAGAACGGTAGGATTGCTTCCTTTCAGGTCGTTCTCCAATGCCTCAAACTTCGACTGATACTGCTTTGCCGTAGCCTTTACACTACCCATATACTTAGCAATATTCACCGTGAAAGGCACTTGTACGCGATAAGGATTACCCCCAAGCAAGAAAAGCAACACGACAAAGCCGCATGGTGCTGACACGACACCAGCTTCTGTCTGCACGTCAGAAATAGAATTGAGCTGCACCTCTATATAGCTACCCGAATCTTGATCAGTCTTGACAGATGCTGAAGCAGAGCAGTATGCCGCATTATCAATAGTAAGTTTCTTAACCAGGCCTGACACATTCACACCGCCTTGCATCACTCTCACAACTGCTTTCTTGCTCTGCAACACAGACGTAGGCACTTTTCCGGTGTCGTCAGTGTCAAAGACCAAAGGGCGCTCAATGAGAATGCTTATGCCGTCAGTTCCGTCAAGTCCGTCTGCTCCATCTGCTCCATCAAGCCCATCTTCTCCTTTATCACCTTTAATGCCCTGTTCACCCTTTTCGCCTTGGTCACCCTTCTCGCCCTGAGGTCCCTGGACACCTGTTTCTCCTTTAGGCCCCTGCGCCCCCTGTTCTCCTTTTTCTCCCGACAGCACCTTCTGCCAGTCCGAAGTTCCGTCTTTCGGCTCCGAGTTGCAGCCGTTGGGGTTGACGCAAGTCCACAGTGCGTTGTTGTGGTTCACCTGGTCGTAATGGCCGTAGCTCACGCCCTTCTGCCACTCACCTCTGTAATTAACAAGGTGTATCGTGTCACCAGCACTCGATACCCATTCGATGGCTGAACTTACGATCTTTGAGCCGCCAGGCGAGAACACGAATACCTCCTTGCCCTCATGCGTATATGAGCTAACGCCACGCAGACCCACTATGCGAGGTGTACCATTGCCAGTACTCTCAAGCATTAATACTCCTTGGCGTGTTGCGTCCTCACTGGCACCATCGAGCACGATGGTGTCGCCAGCTGCAGGCGTATCGCTGCCCGCCATGCAGTCAGTAGCCGACAATGTCACCCAGTCAAACAGTCTACCACCATACAGCGCCGTACCGTCCGCAGTCTTGATGGTCACAGGCTGAGTACTCACCTCTGTCACCAGTCGCCAGTAGCTCTTATTGCTCACACCCTCGTGTTTCCCTTCGAGGATATTGAAGCTTTGACAGCGTGCCTGGTCTTTCACGCGCCACAGGTTTTGCGTCGCCGTACTGCCATCATCTGCCAAGAGATAACACTTCCAGCCTGTCACAACACCCGATACGGAGTATTGCTCTTCCACGTGCACAATTTTCGAGCCTGCGCCCGAAAGATAGACGTTACCACCAGCATAACTCAACTTGCGTATCTCGAGCTCGTGGAAGATAGCCTTACACCACACCTCCAGCTCGCTCAGCGACAGGCGATAGCCGCCGTTCTCTGTGCGCACAAGTCCGAATCCCTGCTGCGTATCCTCATCGTAGTTAGCCGAGCGCACATCGTCGGTCTCGATACCTCCAAGTGCCTTTAACTTCTTCAGTATCGTCACCACATCGGCAAAGAGAGCTGCAGCCTCGAAGTTCACATCTTTCTTAAACCCCACCTTCCCCTTGAAGGTCTCGTCCTGATCCTTGCGTGCGAAGTGATCGAGCGCCTCTGCCGAGAGGTCCACTTCGCCAGCCTTCGTGGCATAACCTGCAGTACCGGCATGTCCTGCCTGCTCTGCATACTGTGCACTGCCTGCCTCCTTAGCCTTGTCTGCCTCAGTCGCACGCCCAGCCTTGCTGGCATATTCGGCTTCTGTCGCAATACCTTGCAGGCGGGTCACCCTGGTTGTACTGCCGCCCGATGCGCCCGTGTTCTTAGGCTTGGTGTATATCTTCGTTTTAATCATATTCTAACACGATTTGAATGTTGTTCTAAACTTTTTCTAAAGCAATAAGCCTCTTTTTACTTTTTTACCTTTAAAAGCAAGAAGGCCCTTTTTACCTTTTTACTTTTTTACCTTTTTACCTTTCAATCGGTCTCCTTCAGTGTCACCTGTGCGGTGCCTTCTGTCAGATTACGACTGATGCCCTGCACGGCGAAGGTCTTGCCGATGGCAGGATGCCGGTAGAGGTTAAACAGCGACACCGTGCTGCCTTCGTCCATGAAGTTCTGTTCCATCAGCACCTTCGGCTCGTGCCATTCCTCCCAGTAGTCGTTCACGTAGTGCTGTTCTGGCTTCGCCTGTTCCTGTGTCCGCCTGTTGTATATCGAGAGCAGCGGTGTCGAAGTAGCCGTACATAGCGGAGAAGAGAGGAACACGCTGTTGCCCACGCCCAGTTTCTTGCAGTCCGCGGCTGTCAGCGCGGTCGTGATTTTGAACTCCAGGTCATCCTTCTTGTTGACGAAGGCCTCCTGCGTGTCGCTCATATACACGATGTCGCTGTCGCCAGCTGGCACCTCAGCCTTTCCGTTGTCGCTCACCACCTTCACCTCGAACTTCTCCACCATGATCGACGAGGTGTGTGCCAGGAGTGGCACGCTGCGGGTCGACCATTTCGTGTGCCGCCAAAACGATGGGTGCCTCCTCACGATCTCCTCCCATGTAATGTTCACAGGACCGAGGATGATGAATTTCACCTGTCCGCTCACCTTGTCCTCATACCTCACAGGGATGGCAGTGCCTTCTGCGTCTATACCGTCGTAGTACCACACGTTATTCTGTACGTCGAATACCGTACCCACCATCTTGTCGCCTATTTTCGGGTCTACACCGATGGTGAAACTCTGTGCGTAGTATTCATCATCACCGCCGCACTCGGCCTTGGTCTTGTACTTCTGCCACACGTAGTCCTGCTTCTCGCCGTTGCCAGTACCAGCTGTGTCCGTGCCGAGCTTCTCGCCAGGAGCCTTCTCCACCACGCACTTGTCGCCCACGATGAGCATACACGCCAGGATGGGCACCTTCGACAGCTTGTCTGTGCGGTCGCCATACGCACTGTACTGATACTCATACTCCTGCGGACCTTCTGCCGTGTAGGGTATGAAGCCTGGGTTTCCCTCTATGTCGGGTCCCTTGTTCCAGGCGCTGCCCGTTATCGCTGTCGCCTCCTCGTGCCAGTGCTTGCGGGTGTAGTATCTGCCGTCGCTGTTGTTGCGGCTCGGCACCGTCTTGTGCCAATAATAGGGGAACGTCTGCGGATGTTCCTGCTCGTACAGGAATCTGTTGTAGAGTGTCGTACAGTAGTCCGTCATCTTCATCAGCGGGTTCAGCACCATCTTGCCCGATATCACTATATAGTTGGTCACCATCGGGTCGGCAGGCGACAGCACACCGCCCGCCACGTTGCCCGTATATTCCGCACAGGGTATGGCGTTCTTGATGTCGTCTGCCGACGGCCGGTACTCACCCTCCGTGTCCTTGCCGTTGCCGTTGGTCGTTATCACCATGTAGTCGGTCATGCTGATGCTTGCCGTGGGCGAGTTGTCCGAGCCGTCGCCTCTCTTCTGCACCTTACCCGTGCTCACTATCAGCGCCGCACACATCATCTTGCCCAGCATGTCTATCAGCTGCGTCTGGTCTGTTCCGCTTGTCAGCTCCAGCATGTTCCTGCCGTCTGGCGCATAGAAGGTCCATCGGGGATGATTCTTCACCAGTGCGAACCAGTCGGTCACCTTTGCCCCTTCGTAAGTTGTCTTACCCTCGTTCATCACCATCTCCTCGATACCGTCATACGCAGCCCAGCCCTCACCGTCGGCACTGTACTCCGTCAGCAGCAGCTGGCGCTTGCCGTACACACTCTCCAGGGAGTCGCTGTCCAGCGGGTCGTCCACCAGTTCCTCCGTCTTCGTCACGCTCGCCGTCAGCAGCAGCTGGTTGTAGGTCTCGCCGATGCTTATCTGTGTGTCGCAGTCTGCCACGATGGCCGTCTCCACCGTCACCTTCTTCGGCATGGTCTGTATATTTTTCAGGCCACCATCTATGTTGTGCCATATCGTAGCCTCACCAGCCCTTATCGTCTCCCAGCTGAAGATATACATCCTCCAGCCGTCCTGCACGATATGCAGGTTGAGATAGCGCAGCACCTCGCTCAGCACATCCTCCTGTGTCCACACGTCGTCCTCCTCGTCGCCAAGAAAGAGCAGCTCGCTGATGCTTAGGTCGTTCAGGATGGAGTAGTGGCGGGCGTTGGTAGCATCGATGGCCTTCGACCCGTCGTACAGCACGGCCGTCTTTCTGCCTCCCGATATATCCAGGTTCTCCGTCACCCCCGTCAGTATCTCGCTCACGATGTCATGGAAGCTGCGCTGTCTGGCCTGCAGCTTCACGCTCTCATACGACGAGCCTGCGGTGCCCACGTTCCGATAGGTGCTGTATTGCAGGGCACCCAGTGCGTCCACACACGTCAGCTCCACCTCGTCCCACACCTCGTTGTAGCCCTGCGAGAACGCCTGAGGCTCCACGTAGCCGGCAAACACACAGCGACCGCCCTCGTAGATGTTCACTACCGCGTCACGGCACGACGAGCTGAAGAAGTCTGCCACATAGTTGCGGCACAGCAGCCGCACGCTCGCCTGACTCATCAGCAGCACGTCGAAGCTGTCGTTCACCTGCGTGCTCGTCTCCACGGGGTCCTCGCTCCAGCTGATGTCGCTTCCCTCGCCACCTATCTCCACCTCCTTCGTGCGGTCGCCGTGGGTCAGTATCTCCACCTTCACCTCCACGTCTCTCTCGTTACAGTAACTTCCGTGTATATACATATCTGCTTTTTTACTTTTTTACCTTTCAATCAGCAAGAAGGCTTTTTTACCTTTTTACTTTTTTACCTTTTTACCTTTCAATCAGATCTTGATGTTCGACCGACGGCGCATCTGGCGGGTCTCGTTGGCGGTCACCAGCACGATGTCCCTGCCTCTTATCTTGCCCACCACACTGCCAGCCTTCACGCCGCCTGCGCCGCCTGCCATCAGTCCTGCCAGGACGTCCGTGTTCACCGTGGGCTGCATCCTGCCGTTGGCGATGGCGAAGAGCTGAGCCTGCTGAGCGGCGTTCAGTATCATCTCGCCGGAGTTCACACGGGCCAGAACGCGGTCGCCGCTCTTGCTGTTGCCACCCACGATACCACCTGTGGCAAACTGGCTGATCGTCGCCACCATGCTCACAAGCTGTGCTGTACCCGATATTCCGAAGGCTAACCATGTTATCCAGCTCTGCTTCGCCGCATCGGTCATCGCTGTGGCCAACGACAGCGCTAATTGTCCGATGGCTGCCATCACCAGTCCTGCCTTGGCTGCTGCCGAGTCACTGCCCAATTGCTGCATGGCGCCACCCAGAGCCTGACAGGCCGTGCCGGCCGCAGCGAAGCCCTTAGCGGTAGGGGCGACTATGCCTTGTATATCTGTCATCGCCTTCCTTACGCCCTCAAAGTTGCCCAGGTCTACATTGCCTAAGCCCTTGATCTTTTCGAAGTCTTCCATCTTCTGCGTCAGCTTCTCCAGGCGCTTGGGGTCGGCCTGCACCTGCAGAGGGTGCTCCTTCAGATACTTCTGCATGTCGTCGAACGACTCCTGCAGCTGCTCTGCCATGGGCTTGATGGTTTTCTTCACCTCTATGGGTGGCGGAACCTCCACGCCTATGCGTACCTTCAGGAAGTAGAGTTCGCGCTGCAGCGCCTCCATCTCGTTATTGAGCGACTTGGCGGTTGCCTCGTTGGCAGTGGCGTAAAGCTGTCTCTTTTTCTCGTCAATGGCCTTTGTATACCAGTCGATGCTACCCTTCAGTGGGTCGTCTTTCTTGTCGGTCACGGACGGGGTGTGGTTGGTAGTTCCACCACTTCCGACTCTGCCGCCTGTGCCACCTGTGCCGGAAGTTATTTTGCCCGCATCTATCCACCCGTTGCTATTGGCAGCTGAAGCCATTTGCTTCTTCGTGTCTTCTATCTGCTTAGTTAGATTATTAATGGAATTATCAATCTTGGCCACTTGTTTGTCACCCGAAACGTTGGTGCCATTATACCGCTCAGCACCCACCTTGGTGAACCGCCACTGCCCGTCATTACCAACTCTTCCGTATCTTTCGCTTCGCCAGCTTTCAGGCACGACATCCCCTTCCTTAGCATGTCTTCCGCCTTTTTTGGCATCATTAGCTATATTCTGTACAACCTTGTTCTTCTGCTCTACAAGGCCAATCTGCTTCTGATACAGTTCGGTCAACTTGGCAGCATAGGCAGCAGCCTGCGCTCTTCGGGTGAAGGCTTCTACCACGGCACCCGTATTCTTCCGAAATATGTTTTCTGCATCAGCCACTCCGTTTACCTTGATCTTCAACTCAGCAAAGGCCGACTGATTGTTTTTTATCCATGCGGTTTTTTCATGCTCACTGCGCAGGTTCTTCCAGCCATCTTTCAGCTGTTCGTATTTCATAATCAGATTGGCATAAGTACTCTTTAGCGTGCTGTCGTAGGCACTCTGTACAGCATCGGCAGCTTTGGCTTCTTCGCTCGCCATATTTTTTGCACTCTCCGCAGCCTGAGTATTTTTATTTATGAGATGATCGATAATTTCAGTAAGAGCCACAATAACGATACCTACAAGTGTAGATATCATCAAACTACGAATTGCGTGTCTTAAAGTCTCAGCACTCACAGCTGCCCCTTGCATGGTGGCTGAACATACTTTTACAATAGGGGAAAACATCGCTATCGATGTTCTCGCCAGCTTGGATATCACTGCCAAGATATTAAACGTCTTCGATAATGACACTATAGAAGTCGCACACATAGCCATCTGCGCGGATATACTGATATAAGGCAGCACGTTGCCGATAGAATTCTGCAGTGTGTCAGAATATTCTCCCAACTTATTATTGAGCATCTGCAAAGTTGAACTTCCCGTGTGTGCCACGGTATCAAATGCATTATCAATAGTTCCTGCGCTGTCCTTCATGCTGCTCACGTTTTCGCTGAATTTATCCGACAGGTTACCCATCAGCGGCGTGAGGGCGCGCAGACTCTCTGCGCTTCCGAAAAGTTTGCCGTACACCTCCTGCTCCAGAACTCCACTCGATTTCGAGTACTCCTGCACGCTCTTTCCGAGTTGCTGAAGGAACTGCTCCATGCCGCCTGCAGCCTTGATGGCGGCTGCGTCAAACTGAATACCCATCTGCTGAGCCATCTCTGCAGCCTCGCTCGATGGCTTGATCAGAGCGGTAAAAATAGCCGCCAACTGAGTGCTCACCTCGGCAGTATCACCGCTCACGCCCGTCAGTGTGCTGAAGGTCGCCATCAGCTCATCCACGCTCACGCCAAGGGTGGCTGCCTGAGAGGTGACACGTGGCAAGGCTTGCGCCAACTGCTCAAAGCTCGTAACACCATTCTTGGCCGTGAGCTGTATCTTGTCCTGGATGGAGCCTGCAGCCTCCCAGTCTAATCCATAGTTCTTGATGATAGTGGAGGTCACCTTCACCGTTTCCTCAAGGTTTGCAATACCAGCCACAGAGGCATGCGCCGACTTATTAAGGAACGTTATCCAGTTATTCTCTGGCACACCATTGGAAATAACCTGATAAAGACCATTTGCCAACTTGTCTCGGGCAACAGGAACCTCGTGAGAGAGTTCAGCCACCTGGTCTTTCAACTTGGCAAATTCCTCACCGCTCTTTCCTGCCATGGTGTTGGCAGCCGCCATGGCACCACCGAAGCTGCGGCTTTCAGCGGTAATATCATTTAGTACAGACGAGAGTTGTCCGATAGCATTGGAGACATTGTTCCATTTCTCCACTATCTGATTGGTATTGATGAGCTGCTCTTGCAGCGCACCGGCAGCCCCCTTTGCGCTGTCAGCAACACGGCGCAGATTATCGACAGCCGTAGTAGCCGTCACAACCTTTTCTTTGCCGTCAATATTGAGCCGAATGTTAAATCTTACCTCGTTGGCCATACTTTTTGCTTTATAATTTTGATTATTCGATTCTTTTTACTATATTTGCAGCGTGTTAATATTTAAACATCATTATGGCAGAATATAAAGTTACACCGATGAAAGACAGAACCGTCTGCGGCTGGATTGCCGTCGCAAGCTTCATTATAGGACTGGTTCTCTGCGACTGGGTTATGGGGGCAAAAGCGCCAGGCTGGGCTTCCGATTTATTGATTCTGTGTGGTATCACTATGTTTATAAGCACCTTGTTGTGGGTGATTATGCTCTGCCAGGATGATAATATATAATTTCATTTTACCCCTGCCTTTTTCTTAGCCTCCCTGTACCGCTCCATGATTTCCTCACGGCTCTGACCATTTTGCCGGCTTCGGCAAAATGATGCCTTCTGTTCTTCACTTTCCCATGGGAACTTCATGAAGTCCTGCGCCCTCAGCTGCTTCTTCGAGTAGGGCTGCAGAGAGCACAGGCACTGCATCCTCATGCGCTCCCATCTGCCACGCTCCAGGTCCGTCTCCCGTTGCCACCACGCGTCGTAGGCCGCATAAAACTCAGAAGGGGTGCATCGGCAGAAGTCATCCTTGCTCATACCCATACACCCCATCGCCACGCCCTGCAGATGCTCCACATCCGTGGGCTCATATTCGCAGCCATCAGCCGACGAAGCTTCGCCGGCTATTTTTTTTTATCTTCACTCGTCTGTGCCATCGCCTCGTTCCAGGCGTTCAGGTCGTCGGGAGTAATCTGGCAGCAGAATGTCTCAAAGTCCGTCTCGAAGTCCACTCCGTCGGCCTTGCAAGCACACTTCACGCAGCACCACATAAACATCAGAAGCTCCTCGATGTCGCCACCGCTCATCTGGCTCACGTCCTTCTGCATGTTGCGCTTATACAGCAGCATGGCGCCCATCGTCAGGCGGCAGGGCAGCTCCCTGCAGCCTACGGTGATATATGATATACCTTTGTTCATAGCTTAGTCTACTACGTTTTGATTACCCTCGTCAGCAGAGTGGCCCGTTGCGGACGTCGCCTGCAGACCTGTTGTCTGTTTCTCCACCTTGCCGCAGTTCTCCAGCTGGATGGAGTACTTCGAGTCGTCGCCTGCCTGGGCGTCGAGGTCCAGCGAGGTGATAATAAACTTACCCTTGTAGCCACCGGCTGTCTTGCCCGAACGGCTGCCTGCCTCGCGCACGTTGTATGCCACGTCAACAGGAGTGCCGCTTATCTGCATATCCTTCAGCTGGTCGTAGGTAGGAGCATCCGTGGTTCCGTCTGTGCACACCACGCCGTCGGCGCTGATGCTCTCCGAGTAGCTCTTCACGTACTTTTCCTTCCACTTGCCGCTCGCAGCCTCCTTGGTCACTCGCTCGCCGGTCTCCGTCTGCGTCGTTATCTTACAGCCGGTACTGAAGGCAAGCGCACCGCCACCCACCGACAGGATGAGGTCGGTTCCGTCTAATATATGTTCCATATTCTATTCTCTTTTTTTAATGATTACTGATAAATAAACTATTAGGATCAATCCGATAACCGCATACGTCCACATCGCCCAGTCGTGTTCGGGAGGCTTCTTCTCTTCCACGCTTTCTACACCGTTATAACGGCTTTCTGATGCCGTTCTATTCGTCTTGGAAACAGTGCTCCCCGAAGTGCGGCCAACGAACTTTTCGCCCTCGAGATGCGTCTGCTCTTTCGACTTTCCGCTACCCTCGATGCGATAACCGCCGCCATCTATCGGCATGACGAGCCACGTCTGTTCCCACTGATTGTCAGCCGTCACGCTTGCCCTCGTCAGGCTCGTTGTCTGCGTCGTGTCGTGGCTTGCGCTGCTGTCTTGGCTTGCGCTGCTTGCCTGTTGCATCTGCTGCGTCTGCGTCAGCGCCGTCTTCTTGGTTCTGCAGCTCGCCGCTGACAGGACAAGAAGCACGATGAGGACACAGCTGTATAGCCTCGATAGCCCTTGTGAGGCGGTTGAGCGCATAGCGGGTGCGGGCGTTCTCGCGGTTGAGTTCCCCGATAGCCTTTGCATTGTCTTCTGCTGCATCGTTCAGTTCTTTTTGTTTTGCTAAGAGTTCCTTGCTCACGTCGCCATACATCTCCTTGAAGGTGTCGTGTATGCGCTTCGCCTGCTCGGCCTCCTTTACTTTTCGGTTGGCTATCCAGGCGATGGCAGCACCTATGCCGCCGCTCGGGATAGCCCACTGCAGGATGTTCATAATCATGTCTGTCATCGCCTTTCTAACCGTTTGAATTTAATGTTAAGTATATGATGAAGATTTGAAGCCTTGTTAGCCTGCCTTATAGCCGCTGTAGATCACACCGCCGGCATCCTCCTTCTTAGGCATACAGATGAAGTAGTGACGGTAAGACACTAAGTTGCGCTGATACTGAGGATCACTCTCCGCAGGGCTGTAGTACATCTTGGTAGTACCTGTGGCCTTGAACACACGTGGCACGTAGAATGCGAACGAGCACTGGAACTCGCCAGCCTTAGGTGTGGCGCCAAGGGTGTTCTTCACGCCTGTAGTACTGTAGATAGGACAGGCACCGTACTCGTAGATGTCGAAGCCATAGAGGCGGCCTACAGTACCATCGTTGCGGTTGATGTTATACTGCTCCTTGAATGCCTGGTCGGTCTCCAAGAGGTCGTTCACGTGGTCCGTACAGAGCACCAGACGGCGGTCAGTCACAGGCACGCCTAATGCGTCGAGCTTACGCTTCAGAGCCACAACGTCGTCAATGCAGAGCTTGATGCGCTTGGTGGCGGCATCCACTGCGCCAGTAGTCACGAGCACCGGAGTCTTGTCCGTATTCTTCGTAGGACAGAGCGCATGGGCTGCCTTGGCATACTTGGCATCGTTCAGGGCGTTGGCACAACTTTCCTTCACGCGGGCCATCTTGTCGTAACTGAGAGCATACAGCTCGTCGTCGGTCACTGGCACCACCTTGGTCTGGAACTTGTCAAGCGAGAAGGTCTTGTCGCCGTCCTCTAACTCCTGAATGTCCAGTGGGTAGGTGGTGTTGTTGACAAGCACCTGTGGGTCGGCACCCACATCTACGAGGTGGATTACGTCGTTGCTGACGATCGAACTCTGGTCGGGCACACCGTTGAGCCATGCTGCATCCAGTTTTCCGCGGAGAGCCTTGATCAGCTCACCTGTCCACACCTCTGTCAGCACACCATCATAGGCTGCATCCTCAGGCATGAAGCCAGGCACCGCGATGGCGATGAGACTGGCCACGATAGCACCGCCAATGGCGCTGCAGCCCAACAGCGTTGCGATAATTCCACCCACAATGGCATTGAAGAGCAATGCCGTCATGATCTTGATAATTGTTTTCTTTTTCATTGTCGTTTTTTATTTTTTACCTTTTTACTCTTTTACTTTTTTACCTTTAAAAAGCAAGAAGGCTCTTTTTACCTTTTTACTTTTTTACTTTTTTACCTTTAGGCTGGTTCAAATCCATACTCTGCCTTGTAGAGGCGCACGAATTCATCGTGATGGTTATCATGCAGGTCCATCATCACGTTGGCTGGCACGGCACTCAGCTTCTCGTACTTCGAGTAGTCTTGTGGGTCTGCCACGATATTACCATTGTCGGTTCGGTGCAGGGTAGCCGTAATCTTGCTCTGGGGCTGCATGGCCGACAGGGTGAGATTCAACTGCTCCAGACCCAACTTCTTGCCCAGTTCCACGAAGTGATCCTTCATGCCTGTAGCAAGTCGCTTCTCGGCGATGGCGGTTTCCACCGCATGTGTGACAGCGGCCAACTCCACAGCCTGTTGCTGCGCCTGGAGTGTCTGTACCTGGTTCTCCAAGGCGGTCACCTTACCTGCCGCAAGACTGAGGCTTGCGAGCTTCTCATTCACTTCTGCTTCTGTTGCGGTCTCCTTCAGACCCAACTTGATCGCTAAATCTTTTAATTCCATTTCTTTGTTTTTTAATGGGGTTTTACTTACATTATCTAATAGGGGAAGAACGCCGTCGATGGCATTCTGTCCTGCTGAAAGTGAGATTGTCTTACCTTCATGAGTGAGCACGATGGCGTCATTATTGCCACCAATATCCACCACACTCACCTCGATGAGTTTCGATTTCGTCACCGTCGGACGCTGCTGGCCCTCGGCGAGCAGCTGCTTGTCGTCGCTCATCTCCAAGACCTGGAAGTTCGCGCTCACCATTTTCACGCTACCGAACTCCCACTGCTTCTTCAGCTGTCGCGACAGGTCCGTAGCCTCGTCAAACACCAGCTCGCCAGTCACGTCCTGGCCTTCCACCTTCAGATCCTTCACCAAGCCCACCACCTTGCCGCGCTCGTGCATGTAGAGCAGCACCGGGTTGCGCTGATACTGCGCCAGGTCGATACCTGATGTGAGGATTCGAGTGCCGTAGCAGTTCACGCTCTCATTACTGATTCTTACTCGTTTACCTTTGCTCATATCTTTTTTACCTTTTTACTTTTTTACCTTTTTACCTTTAAAAGCAAGAAGGCTCTTTTTACCTTTTTACTTTTTTACCTTTTTACCTTTAAAAGTCCTTTTTACCTTTAAAAGTTTTTTTCGGATGCAATATTACTAACTTTTCGCATATCCTCCAAAAAAGTATGAAATGCTTGCACACTTCCGTGAAGCCGCTGCACACTATTTTTGCAGATTGCCCAAAAAGTCGCAATTTTGCAATACCAAACCCCGCAGGGCGCCAGTCGCCTCCGTGGTTTTCTGTTTACATTATAACAACATTCGAATATGACAAAAGCAGAATTAGAACGTAAGAAGAACCTCGCCCGAACCCTCTATATGGCGGGTAAGGAACAGGCAGAGATAGCCGAGCAGATTGAGGTATCAAGGGTAACAATATCCAAGTGGGCCAACACGGAGGGATGGAAAGAGCAGCGGGCCGCCAAGAACGTCACACGTCCGGAGCTGGTCAACAAACTCCTCCTCACCGTCGACACCTTCATCAGTCAGGTCAACGAATCCGGCGACCCGGACAAGATATCCGGACTGGGCGACCGATTGGCCAAACTCTCGTCCGTCATTCAGAAACTCGACAAGAAAGCCAACGTGGTGGATGACATCGAGGTGTTTATGGCCTTCTCTAAGTGGATGCAGTTCCGAGCACAGACCGACCCGAACATCACACCCGAACTCCTCAAGACATTCAACTATTACCAGGATCTCTTCATCTCCGACAAGATGAACAATGGTTTCAGTTGCGAACTCTAAGGTATAACAATAATAATTAGAAGCAAAGAAGAATGGCTACACTATCAGAGAAAAAACAGGCCATCGAGGCGTGGCGCGAACACTGCAAGCAGATAGCAGCGCTTACCGGCACCTCGCTCATGGCGCCCGAAAGCAAGACAGAGCGGAAGAAACGCATTGCTTCCCTGCAGAGGGACTATGCCGCCTTCTGCGAATATTATTTTCCGCACTTCCTGCAGCTCAAGGATAAGACCACGGGCAAGGTGCTGCGCACCATCCACAATGCGCCGTTCCACAACCAGGCAGCACGCAAGGTGAAGTCTACGCCCAACCTGAAGGCGGTGTTCATGTGGCCTCGTGGCCACGCCAAGAGTACCCACCTGGACGTTTTCCTGCCCCTGTGGCTCATGTTTCAGCCCCTCAGGCTCATCAACTTCATGGTCATCGTGGGCAAGAGCGAGGATGCTGCCTGCCGACTCTTGGGTGACATACAGGCAGAACTGGAATACAACGACCGACTCAATGCGGATTTCGGAGAACAGAAGCCTAACGGCGGCGACTGGACCGATGGTGAGTTCAAGGCACAGTGCGGTGTCAAGTTCCTGGCCTGTGGCCGCGGCCAGAGTCCCCGTGGTCTGCGCGACCGTGAGGCACGTCCCGACTATATCGTCATCGACGACCTCGATGACGATGAGCTCTGCAAGAACGAGAAGCGTGTCCGCGAACTTACCTCATGGGTCAAGTCGGCCCTCTTCGGTTCCTTGGATGTGGGCCGTGGCCGCTTCACCATGGTGGGCAACCTCATCTCGAAGAACTCCGTGCTCTTCAATATCGCCCACACCAAGGGCGTGTTCCTCTCCAAGGTCTATGCCGTCGACAAGAACGGCGACCCTACATGGAAGGAGAAATGGACACGCGAGGAGGTGGACGCCTACCGTGAGTTCGTGGGCTACCGCGACTGGAACAAGGAGATGATGCACAACCCCATCAAGGACGGTACTATCTTCCGCCACGAATGGATCAAGTATAAGCGTATGCCGAAGCTCTCGAAGTATGATGCCTTAGTCTGCTATACCGACCCGTCGTGGAAGTCCACCACCGAGAACGATTACAAGGCGTGCCGACTCTGGGGTAGCATCGGCAAGGAACTGCACCTCATCGACTGCTTCGTGCGTCAGGACACCACGGGTGCCATGGTGAGATGGCTCTATAATCTCTATGAGCGAAGCTTAGAAGAGGGGGCAAGCATCCAGTTCCTCATGGAGGCAAACCTGATGCAGGATACTGCCCTCGATGAGTTTGCCGCCGAGGGCGACCTGCGTGGCTACCAGCTGCCCATCACGGCCGACAACCGCAAGAAGCCCGACAAGCTGCAGCGCATCGAGTCCATAGCTCCACTCTGGGAGCGTGGCGTGGTGTTCTACAACGAGGCGCTCCGAGACTCCGAGGATATGCAGGTGGGCATCGACCAGACACTCTCGCTCGAACACGGCAGCCGTGCGCACGACGATGCGCCCGATGCCGACGAGGGTGCCATCTACATCCTCCAGAAGCAGGGCAGAGTGGCTGCCTTCGTTCCGAGAATAGTCAAGAGAATGCGCCCAAAGAATTCATGGTAACAAAAACATTTCTAATTTCTCATTAAATTATGAGTTTCATCACACAGGAAGACTTCAAGGTCGTGAGCAGCGAAGCTTCGCTCAAGGCCATCACGGGTGCCGACCCCGACAATATCAGCAACGCCATCGCGGAGGCACAGGAGGAAGTGGCAGGCTATCTGCGACCCAAGTACGACACCGACCGCATCTTTGCCACACAAGGCAACGACCGCAACCGCCAGCTCGTCATGTACACCGCCGACATCGCGCTCTACAACATGACTGCATCGCTCCCCAACCGTATGGGCTACGAGACACGCAAGGAACGTTACGAGCGGGCCGTCAAGTGGCTCGAGGGCGTACAGGCGGGCAAGATAGTACCCGACCTGCCTGCCGCCACTGACGAGTCGGGCAACGATATCTCGCAGGGCGGGGTCCTGGCATACGGCAACGGGCCCGACCGTCACAGCTGGTAAGGTGTTAGTCGGAATAATAATCGGTAAGAAGGCTCTTTTTACCTTTTTACCTTTTTACTTTTAAATTAAACATTAAACGAAAATGGCAAGATTGAACATAAATAGAGCCAAAGACCGTATAGAGGATGCCTGGAGAGCATTCCTCGGCCGACCGCAGCTCTGGAGAACTAAATATGGTAACATCGAACTGATAGGCAAGAACAACCGCCGACAGGTGGAAAGCATCATCGCCAAACTGCAGCGTACCACCGAGGCGCTCACCAAGGGCGACATACAGAAGTGGCGACGTGCGTGGCAGCTCGCCATCAGCGTGGAAAGCCCCAACCGCCAGGCGCTCTACGACATCTATCGCGACACCGAGATAGATGCCCACCTCTCCGGCTGTATCGACCAGCGAAAGGGCTTCGTCATGTCTCGCTCTTTCAAGTTGGAGGATAAGAACGGCACACCCAATGACGACCTCAAGCACTTCCTCGAGCAGGAATGGTTCGTGGAGTTCTGCCGCCTCGTGCTTACTACTCCCTACTGGGGGCACTCGCTCATCGAACTCGGAGACCTCGGTACCGATGGCGACGGATGCCTCGCTTATAACAGTGTGACGTTGGTGGATCGTAAATACGTCATACCCGAGCACCACCGCGTCATCACCGACCTCGGACAGGACTGGACCACTGGCATCGACTACCACGAGCCGGAATGGTTCGGCAACCTCATCGAGGTGGGCAGACCCGACGACCTCGGCCTCTACCTCAAAGCTTCGCTCCACTGCATACCTAAGAAGAACGTACTGGCGGCATGGGATGTCTTCAGCGAGATCTTCGGCATGCCGCTGCGCATTGCCACCACCAGCTCGAGAGACCAGAAGGAGGTAGACCGCATCAGCGACATGATGGCGCGCATGGGTCAGGCTGGCTATGCCGTACTGCCTACGGGCACGGAAATACAGATAGTGGAGAGCAGCAAGAGCGACGCATTCAATGTTTACGACAAGCGTGTGGATCGTGCCAACTCCGAAATCTCCAAACTCATCATCGGCCAGACCATGACCATCGAGGACGGTAGCAGCCTCTCGCAGAGCCAAACCCACCTGAAGGTGTTTGAAAACTTAGTGGAGAGCGATGCCAAGTTGCTCGCCAACACCATCAACAACCAGCTGATTCCTCGCATGATCAGCCACGGTTTCCCTCTGCAGGGGTATCACTTTGCATGGGACGACAGCCCAAGCTACACCCCGGAGCAGCAGATGGAGTATGAGAAGATGATATCCGACCGATACGTGGTGGACGGCAAGTACTTCGCCGACAAATACAATATGCCCGTAGGTGAACGCATACAGCAGCCTTCACTCTTCGGCAGTGAACCTGCAGACACGAAGAAAGACACAAAGGAAGACCCGAAGGACAACAAAAAGGACCCGAAGAATTTTTTCGACTGAGCCCCGAAGCTTACGAGGGGCTACACTCGAGATACAAGGAGATACTGAAGGGCATGGACGTGCCGCCATTCATATCTTTGACCAAAGAGGAGGATATTGAAGAAATAGCAAAAAAATGGGCAAGCGCTATCAGCAATAAGTATGCAAGAGAAGATGCCGAAGAGGCTGCACGGATTGTGTTAAGAAGTGGGATTGTAACAGAACTACCCGATTTGCGTGAGGCGGATTTAGGAGGAAGAAAACGTTTTTCTGGTCTAACTCGTGCAAATTTCCACGCTGCTATATGCGAAGGAGCACCCAATATCATCAATGTGAATAAACGTGCTTATAAAACATGGGTAAAAGATACCGAGGATGCAGTCCGTGGAGGATGGAACGCACAAAGAAACACCATCTTACACGAATTAGGGCATTACATCGACTTTTGTAATGATCCCGATTTCTTTCGATCGGTCGAACACGAATGGAGCTTGGACAACGCGGACAGAAAATTTGTCAAGAAGCAACTGTCCGAGTATTCCCTTACCAATCGTGCCGAGTTTGAGGCGGAACTGAACTCAGCAATACTAAGTGGAAAGGCTTTCCCTGAGGAAATCCTTGCACTCTCCCACATGAAACAAACAAAAACTCCTATTGCCAAGCAACTACTTGACTACGGCTCTGGAAAGAAAGTTTGTTTGCCTAACGAAGACCTCACAAAGAAGTACAAGAACGCACTCAAGGCGATGTTCCGCCAAGAAGGCAGCACCTTTACCGTTGACATCCTTGGCAATAAGGATGTACAAGAGTTTATCAGCACCCACGCCACGATGCTTAATAATAGCTTCGTTCAAGTCAAGATGAGCGACAAGATGCGCGAGCGGCTTACCCGCTCCAACTACATTTTCTCGGGCATCAAGACGTTCCACGAGCTCAACGAGGCTTTCCCTTCCATGCTCGATGAGAATGGCAATAAAAAGCCGTTCGAACGCTTTCTGAACGATGTCCGGAAAATCAACGGCACCTACAATGCCAACTATCTGCACGCCGAATACAACTTCGTACAGGCTTCTGCCACCATGGCGGCGAAGTGGGAACAGTTCAGCGAGGATGGCGACCGATACTATCTGCAGTACCGCACGGCCAAGGATGACAAGGTGCGCCCGGAACACGCTGCCCTCGATGGGGTGACGCTCCCCATGAGCGACTCTTTCTGGGAAACCTATTACCCGCCGAACGGATGGAACTGCCGCTGTACCGTGGTACAGGTGCGCAAGCAGAAATATCCGGCTACAGAGCACGCTGAAGCCATGAGCAGGGGCGAGGAGGCCATGAACGACGAACGATACAACATCTTCCGCTTCAACAGTGGTAAGCAGGGCAAAACCATGCCCGACTACAACCCCTACACCATCAGGCGGTGTAATGACTGCGATGTAGCGAAAGGAAAGCTAAAACTTTCATTTGTACCAGAAAACAACTTGTGCGCTTCATGTATCAAGACTCGCGAATGCTGGGCAAGACGACAGGAAGATGATCCCGAGACATTCTACGAATGCGAAACAAGGCGCGGCAAGGTTCGTGTAAGTTCTAAACACGGCAAGACGGAAAAGAAAGAAAACGTAAGGGTTGCAACATATCTTGCCGAAAAACACGAGCACGAAATAGACCTTATCGCAAATCCCCAAAACGAAACTTCTGCAGATAGTTTTAACAGAACATTAGGAATAGAGCAGGAATACAAGGTTAACACCACACCTACAAAAAGCTCTATCGACAACCTGATAAGAAAGGGAGCAAAACAAGCAGACGATATAGTTTTATTCGTTGATTCTGAAATCTCGTTAAACGATTTAAGCAGCGCTCTACATGATAGAGTTAGAAGAACAAATCTGAAAACCGTAATGATTGTTATAGACGAAAAGGATAAAACCTATACCTATGACGAAATTACAGCAAAAGGATTTAAAATAAGACAGGCAGACTTAAAATAATCAAGACTGCCTGAATGTGGGGTCCAAACCTCTTACGAGGAATGATCCGCTGCAAAGATACAATAATATTTTTAAACTTGCAAGAAATGGAAGAAAAAATCAAAGAGTCTTTGTCTTTTTTGGACGAAATGAACCAAAAAAGCAAGGAAGAAAAGAATAAGCAATGGACTACGACCATAGAAATAGCAAAAATGATAAGAGTAAAAACAATAGACCGGCCACTGAGCCTATGGGGCAGAATAAAGCAGAGACTATATACTTCATGGGAATATCCTCGCTTGATTCTTCGTAGTCAGGATCCTCTCTGGTCAATTCTTGATAGCGATTGTTGTAAATTGTTATCTGTAATGAATAGTAGCGAAACATATAAGCCACACCCCCAGCAAGAGCTAAGAATAATAACAGCACACCAAGAGTTGTCAAAACAAGAATGCAACGGCTTGACTGCGGTCTATCACAAAGAGCAGCTAATAGCCCAAGTACAGTGGCATCTAACATTGTCAGATGGGAAAGCAACTTTAGTAATAAACCTTCCGTCTGTGATTGGTTCTCGACTAATTCCTTCATTGCACCAGTGGAATACTTTGATAAAAATTTCATAATCTATAAATGTTTTAAGTTATACGATACGCAAACTTATAAAAAACTTTTTAATCCCACAAGAATATGAGCAAGAAAAATCAAGACTATGATGAATTTATAGAAAAATTCAAGCCGAAGAAGACAACAGACGACTGCTATACCCCCCCACCTGTGTATGAAGCAGTATTAGACTGGGCACGCGAGCACCTCGACATTGGCGACCGCCCTGTGGTACGTCCATTCTATCCTGGAGGAGATTTCGAGCACTTCGATTATCCCGACAACTGCGTGGTAATAGACAACCCTCCGTTCTCCATCTTCTCGAAGATTTGCGACTGGTACGTAGAGCATGGCATTCCGTTCCTTCTCTTCGCTCCAGCCATGAGCAGCATCAGGCAGAACGTCACCTATATCGGTGTTTCATGTAGTATCACCTACGAGAACGGGGCGAATGTGAGTACTGCATTTGTCACCAATATGATGGGCGACCTCATCTGCACCACTGCTCCCGACCTCCACAAGGTCGTAAAAAAAGTCAATGATGACAACCTGAAGCAAAGCAAGAAGACCATCACAAAGCTTTCCTTCCCCGACTGCGTGCTTCGGGCCACCACGCTGCAAAGCATGAGCCGTGCGGGCGTTGAGTTCTGCGTAAGAAGAGAGCAGGGCCATGTGGTCGGTCAGGCGTGTGAAAACAAAAAAGGAGAGTTCGGAAGATCTATCCTGCTATCCGATACTGCTACAGCCGAGAAGTTGGCAGCAGAGAAGTTGGCAGCAGAGAAGTTGGCAGCAAAGAGACTGACCCTTACGGAGAAATCCAAGGCAATTATAGCACAGCTGAACAGCCCCTACTAAGGCTGGGTCCCTATCCCTACTACCGATGAGCCTCGGTCCCTATTAGGGATGGAGCCTCGTCCCTATAGGGATGCAAAAACGATATTCTAACGGTGTTCTATCACCATTATATTCACATTTTAATCTTAAAAAGCAAATGATCAATTACAGTATTGCAATGATGGGCAACCCTGCCAAGAAGCAGGACCCAAAGAAAGCCTACGGTGTGGCTCAGTACACCGAGAAGATGACACTCGCCGAGTTCAGCGAACACATCTCAAGCCACGGCAGCACATACGATGCCGAGGACGTGGAAGCTATCCTCGGAAAAGCCGTGAAGTGTCTGCGCGAAATGCTCCTTGCCGGCAAGAAAGTGGAGTTAGGCAAGCTCGGAGAATTCTACGTCACCCTGCACGGCAAGGGCACGGAACTCGCCAAGGACTACAACCCTGTCACCTGCGTGGAGAAGGTGAACGTGGTGTGGTCTCCCGGCAGCCTCTTCGAGAACCTGAAGGAGGATGCTGCCTTCAACTTCGTGGCAAGCCGCAACGAACAGGAAGAGGCTAAGCGAAAAGCCAAGGCGCAGAAGGACGACAATGGCAACACACCGCCTGCCTCGGGAGGTGATAGCCCTGCGCAAGGGGGCGGTGATTCCTCGTCATCAGACGCGTCACAGGGCACACAGCCCGGAGGTGGAGATACGCCACAGGGTGGAGGCGACGGCGAATAACTCTTACTTGAGCCAAAAAAGGGGGCTGCATCATCACGATGCAGCCCCCTCTGTCGTTTCAGGGTTCGCCAACCCCGACCGCCTGCGGCTATGTATACAAAACTTAAACCTGAGAAACCAAAAAAAATGATCTATTCATCTTCGCGGGACTTCACAGCCTGCTGGGGTTCGCCAACCCCGAAATGAGAGTATAGTCAAAAAAAGCCGCAGGGCATACTGCTAACTTAAAACATTCTGACACCCTCACGGGCTTTACAAGAATGGAATGTTTAATAACATCTAAAAATAAATTACTAACAAACAGTGAAATATATGATATAAGATATTCCTTAACTCTTGAAACTTATCTTCTCGCAGCCGTACCAGCGTGTGTTTGCCTTTATCAGATCTTACGAAGATACCTCACTTTCATGATCTCGATATTCTCCATCAACTCGCCATGACTGCGACAGGTCATCGTCGTCTCGGGGTAGTACACTGTCACGGTCTGGCTATCTATGCCTACAAGCGCCTTCAGCACTTTCTCTATCAGGATACAGGCCGCCTCAAAGCCGCCCTCCATCCAGTCGGTCACAATGTGTAGCCGCATCTCGCCCTCGCCGCGCTGCATCGGCTCTTTGCCCGCCATCATCTTCCAGCCTATGTCGCCTATCTCGATAAACACTGCAGGGCGCTGCCAGGGGCTCTCCTCGTCCACATACTCCACATTCTCGTTGTACAGGTCCACGTGCTGCACATCGGGCACCTGAGCCTCAATGGCACGTTTCACGTCGCTAAATAAATTCAGTCTTCCGTCCATAATTCAATATTAAATATTTAAATGATTAAAATACTCCTCAAGCTCATCCTCGATGATCTTTGTCACTTCTTTCTCAACTTCCGGGGCCATGCCTAAGAACTGACGTTTCGGGATCTTAATGGTCTTACCCACCTTCATCAGCGCCATCGCCCGCCAAAACTCGGCGTTGGAATTAAGATTCATCTGGGAAGTCCAAGCATAGAAGCCGCCATCAGTCAAAGTGCGACGCTTGCCGCCTTGCTTCTTGGTCATTCCCATCGACTCATAGAACTTGGCTCGAAAATACCGCTTCATCTTCTCCGTTACCTTGATTTCTCCGCCCTCGTTATGTATGGCTGCATAAGGAGAGGAGGAGTAGAACGTGATAGAGGTGGCATCGCTCCGACTCTGAACGCTCTTCCTCAGGTCGCCCGAGGCTACGAGGATATGCCCGTCGCCTCTTGTCGGACTTTTCCGCCTTGCCCATGCCTTGGTGAAGAATCCCTGGCGCTCGAAGTTTTTGTCGAACTCGTCGCCGATCTCCACTCGGATATTACTCAGAATATGTCTGATCACTACCGATAAATCATTATTTCCTGCCATATCTTTATTAGTTTTCAGCAAGAAGGCTCTTTTTACCTTTTTACTTTTTTACCTTTAAAAAGCTTTCTACCTTTAAATCAGCAATACAGCCCGTCAGCAAGATAGTCATCATGCAGGGCTTGCAGATTCAGGTCCGACATGCGGCCCTCCAACTCCTGATACATCAAGGCTTGGTCCTGCAGAGACAGCTCCTTGGCCTGTTGCTTGGCATAAGCTACGATACGATTGACAATCTCTTCCATACGCTCTTATTTACTTTCGTCAGGTTCGTCAAACTGCAAGAAAAGCTCATCATCGACTGGAATCTCGTTGCGGGGGTCGGCACTGGCGTTGAGGATATTGTACAGCTGGCGCTCCGAGATGGCATAGTGCGGGTAGATATAGCGGCGCCATATCTCGCGGTTCGATATGCCGAGCTTCGCATATCTGTCGTATATGCTGTTGATGTCGGCTACGCGCTTCTTGTAACTCAAGCCTCGACGGCCGCGCTTCAGATTCCTCATCGATGATCGTATGCTTTTCTAATTAACCTTCAGCAAGAAGGCTCTTTTACCTTTTTACCTTTTTACCTTTAAAAGTCCTTTCTACAGCCTGCAGAAGCTGGGCTCTATACGCATCCACACGCCCGTCTCCTTGTGACGACGGAAGAAGTAATAGTTCACGGCTGTCTTCTGCACCACGTTCGACTCCTTAAAGAGGGTCATGATGTCCTTGTACTCCTGGTCGCCGAAGCGGTCTTCAAGCTCGTACAACTTGGAGATGCTCTTGTAGTCCAGGTCGCCACGCTGGTTGCGCTCCAACAGGGTCATCGCCAACTGGTACATCGGGTCTTCCTGGCCCTTCTCGCTCTTCTGCATGTAGTTCTTCAGATAGGCCACCAAGCGCTCGGCTGCCATGTCGGCACGCTCGTCGAAGCCCTTCACGCTGTTGCTCGCCACCTGCAGGCGGAAGTCGCCGTCGGTGATCGTGTAGTTGCGCTGGTCGGCATTCTTCAGCTGGCCGTAGTCGCGCATCACCGAGATGAAGCCTTCCGACTCTTTCTCAAGCCATTGCTTGAAACCTTTCACGTCGGCGGTCACGTTCACTAAGAACTCTTCCACACGGTGCATGAACTCAGCACGAAGGCCCTCGTAGGCATCGCGCTTGGCCTGGCGGCTCTCGTTGGCGTCAGCGTTGAGCTGGGCGAGCAGAGCCTTCTTCTCTTCTGCCGTCATCTGCGACAGGTCAATTTGGTTTTTCTTTGTTTCCATTGCTTCCTTTGCTTATTAATATGAATTGATTGTTGATGTTTCGCTCTTCACGCTTCACGCTTCGTTCTTCGCTTACTAAGCCTCCCTTGCGCTTGATGGCTCTCAGTTTGCGCTCGAGAGCTTCAAGGTCGGAGATATCTAATTGTGCGAACACTTTGCCGCATATTCTCGGATGAGAGCAGAAATCGTTGATGTGCTGCCAGTCTCCGGTATCAACTCCTAACTCCTGCATCAGATGCAGACAGATAGAGCGGTGGCGCTTGCGCTGATCTCCATAACCGCACATGTTCTCAAGAGCCTTGCACATGTCGGTGTATTCTCTCGTTGTCATCTCACGAAGGTGTGAGGTACGACCTTTCGTGTACGTTGAGATAAGGGCTTCTTTCTGTTCTTCCTCATCTCCATAGTGCGGTACTTTCTTGAAGGCGGCATAAAAACGCCTGTAGTTCTTAACTGATCCTGCCATCCATACTTACCTTTTAGTTGTAATACGTATATCATCTGAAAGCCGTTTTAACGCTGTTCTTGCGTCGTACTAATTAGCGGTTATCCCGTCGTTCAGAAGGCGATATTCCAAGTAATTCTCGCGAGCTATCTCAACACTGACACTCATGCCGTTGAGTAGTTCCAACTCTGTAAGTAACGGCACATTGTCGAAACAGAGGTATATCTTGCCGTTAAATTCTCTTACCTGCAAGCGAACAAGCGCCTCGCATTTGATATTTCGCTCACGTTTGAGCTGTTTCTGGCGGCGAGATTCTTCTGAGATTCTCTTCCACCATGCCTGTACGGCATTCATAATCTTCTTCATATCTTTTCTATTTTTTTTGGGGGGGGTAATAATTATTCACTATAGTTTCCAGTTTGCAGAAGGCCATCCTCCCATACTCTGAAGGTGGCTCCGGCTTCTCCGATGAATCGACCCTGGCAGACTGCCTCGTAGCCGACGACTCTTACTTTCACGCCCGCCATATACTTCAGCCTGACTGCAGGCTTGCCCAATGGCTGGCTCTTCGCTTCCTGTGAGATGAAGATGAAACTCTTTCGGGGAAACTCATTCACCAAGGCTTCTACCTGTGCGTATTCCCAGTGAGAGTACTGGAAGGAGTCCACGATGATGAACTTCGGGCCCTTGCGCTGCTTCAGCATTTTTTTCAGGTTCTCCAGATCCGAGTCGATGCAGACTCTAAACCTCCCTTGCTCTTCCTCCATGTGAAACCGCTCGATACGTTCCTTGAAGCTCATGCTCACTTTCTCTTCATAAGAGCAGTAGAGCACCACGCCGTATTCGCAGAGTTTCTTGGCGAGCTGCATCACGAAAGAGCTCTTACCACCAGCCGAAGGTCCCGAGATAAACCAGGTGTCATACATATCCGGCTGTCCGAAGCACCGCTCCCATTCTCCACCCCAGGGTATCGGCTTGTAAGTCATCTTCAGTATCTCCCTGGGACTGTATGCTCTTTTTGCCATATTTATCTAAAGCAAGAATGCTCTTTTTACTTTTTTACCTTTTTACCTTTTTACTTTTAAGAGATTTTCAGTTTCTCTATCTCGGTATATACTCGTCTCAGTCCGCCTCGGGTCTGTCTCACGATGGTGGCGATGTCATATCCCTCCGGGGCATTCACCTTGGCCACGATGGCAGCCTGCTTCATCAGGAACTTCTCGCGCTCCTTGCCGTCGTCGGGTGTCACCTTGCAGTATCGCCCACCGTAACGGCTCAGCATTTCGGTATATCCCACCTTCTTGCAGTCGATGCTGCGGTTGATCTTCTCCTTCAGTCCGTCGGCTCCCATCATGTACCAGCCGCAGCAGTGCTCGGTGGCGTTCCAGAGTGCCTTCAGTTCCAGGAATGCCTCATACTGCAGGTCGCCTGCCTCGTCGAGGATAATAAGCGGTGAGTCGATGGAGCGGAGGTAGTAGGTGAGGTCTTCATATACGTCTCCGTAGGTTCCCTTGCTGTCAAGTCCGAACTCTGCCGCTATCTTGCGTATCAGGCGGCGCTTGGTCTTCACCTGCGAGCAGTCTATATAGGCAGCGTTCTTGTGGCTCTGCACGTAATACTTGGCGGTGTAGGTTTTGCCGATATTAGGCTCGTCACAGAGGATCATCGAGAGGGCGGAACTCTGTGCGGTCTCCAACTGCTTCGTCACGATAATAAAAGTGTCGGTCTTGCCCGTCTTCCATTCTATCTCGTGGCGCAGACTTACGCCCAAGCGTCTGGCCAAGCGTATCCAGTTGCCGTCGCTGATGGTTCGGTCTGTCTGTCCCTGCTTGACCATGGAATAGACTGAGGTGGCCAAACCGAGCACCTTGGCGTGCTTACTGTCACTGTCGAAGCGGACACGGTCTTGGGCCATCGCCGCCAAAATCTTCTTTTTCTGTTCTGTTGTTATCATTGCCATAAGTTTTTGAAGTTTATATCATGTCGATTGCACGCTGCAGGATATCTTCCTTGGTTTCGTCGTCCATAAAGGCGTCTATTGGCTCCGTGTCTGGCATATCTGCAGTAAGTTCTTTTATCTCTTCCGGTTCGTCTGCCTGACTGCCGGTCGTGCCGACGTTCCTTTCAGTCTCCATCGTTCCGAGAGCAGGAACCATGTTGTTATCTACGTAGGTATTGAATTCCCTTACCTTCTTCTGCTGATGATAGAACTTCCTGCGGTCTTCCTCGGTCTGTTCTGCCATCACTCTGTTGTAGGTTTCTACCTTCTCCACCTGGTCGATGAATCTGTCGCCCTGGAAGATAAACACATCCTGCGGCTTCCCGTCCTCATCTGGCAGATAGTAGGCGGTCACCTTGTAGTTGTTAGGCGCTAAGCGCTCCAATACTTCGGGCTTGCTCAGCCACCAGTCTGCATAGGCTACTCTTACCGTAGAGTTTCGCCTTACCGAGGTCTCCACCTTCTCGCCGATATATCGGGCGAGGGTAATGGCATCGAATGGGCGCAGGTTCGGGTTGATATGCTCCATCAGCACGTCCCATCGGGTCATACCAGGATATTTCTTCTGATTAGGATGCAGCGTATGGTTCCACTCGTAGTTGTCGCGGCGGTCGTCTGCCACAAGCTCATCAAAGGTGAAGTACTGCTTATCCTCCCAGGTATCATTTTCTGCGTCGCTTATCTTCTTGGATTCCACTCTATATTTCCACTTGCCATAGAATCGGCCGATACCTACGTGGTTGCGGTGGATGATACGGCGCTTCTTGGCTCCGTTGAGGTTTTCCGCTTGCTTCTCCTGTGAGTTCAGTGGCGCACAGTAGCGCACATAGCTGAACACCGTTCCTTCCTGGAGCAAAGTGTACTTATATTCCGACATCAGGTGGTTCTCCACCTCGATACCTGCCGGAATACCCCAGCCGTGCTTGGCTATCAGCCTGAACATATCCCGGAAGCATTCCTTCACTAAGTTCTGATCCTTGTCCCTGGAATAGCTGGCACCTAACACGCATTGGCTCACAGAGTCGTAGGCATAGTAGGCTTTCACCCTCAGTTTCGTATCCTTCAACTTACGGGTCAGATCCACGTCATCCATGGTTATCTGGCTCAGCGAGTATTCTCCGGCATGGCGGTGCATGTGAGGCATACTCTCGTGCATGAAGGCGCTCCAGCTCAGCTGGCTCTTATCCCAGATAAGCCTGTTCTTAGGCTTGTTCAGGATGTTGCGGATGGTGCTGTCACTCAAACTCTTCGGGTTTCCGTCCTTGTCGCAGAAATCTTCCGGGTTGAACAGCTCGCCAGTCTGAATATCATATACGTCAAGCTCGCCACACACGAAAGCATCATACAGGTCTTTCACCTGCGAGTTGTAAGGCTTGTTAGGAAGGCATTGCAGACCAAGCACTAATTTTTCGGTCTTCACATCCACTTTTCGGGTGTTCTGATTGCCGAACTTGCCGCTGATCAGCACGCCGTAGCCACCAACCTTATACTCATTCACCTTCTTTCGGAATCTCAGGGGCGACTCGGGGAGTGTATGATGATAGGTTTCCTTCAATATCTTGATGGTCTTGGCCATCATATCCCAGTCGTAGCGTTCGCCCATCAGCTTGCGGTAGGCGGAGGCTCGTTCGTAGAGCTTGATACAGGTATTGAGCACCGAGGCATTCACCACATACTCCTGAATCTTCTCGGCCGTGAGGTCCAAACCCGTCTGCTGTCTGCTCTGGAAGTAGCACATGGCGTGCTGATCCACCTCGTAATTGGAAGTGATCCATCCTCGCAGCCTTACTTCAGGACCACCAGGAAACTCTACTTCCACCGCCTTGCGGTATTTGGTGGGCAAGCTATCTACGGCAATGAGAGCCGTGCAGCCGCTTGCGCCACCGCCTCGACGTACCACGTTAATGCGGTTTCTTGTAGCCATCTTTTGGTAATTAGCCGGACTCATAATGCCCGCCTCACAAAGTTCTGGCACAGATATGCAAAGTGTATTGCCGTAATATTCCATTGTTATATATCAGTTTAAAACCAGAAAGAAGGTCTATCAGTAAGAATGCCCTTTTTACCTTTAAAAGCAAGAAGGCTCTTTTTACTATTTTACCTTTTTACTTTTTTACCTTTAAATAAATCATTCTTCACTGGTGAAATAATCCCAGTTCCTGCCCATCCAGATACCCGCTGTCAGGCATACGATACCAATAATCAGATACAATGTAATGTCCATAACTCTATCCTCCAACTTTAAAACCTTGCTGCCATGATCTGAAGCGAAGGCATCTCACGAACCAAGACGTTGTCCGCTGACGCCATCTCCTTACCCTTGAAGAAGATGGTAGCATTACCTGTCTTCTTGTCGAACTCCAGTACCGCTCCGTTGGGGAAGTATTGCCTGAAGCTTCCCTCATGGTCGAAGAGTAGGGTGTCACCCTTTTCGGCAACTACCGTCTCCACGCCGCCGTTAATCTTGGCGTATTGGCGGATGCGCTGCGCCTTGTCGCTCATGCCCCGCTTGGGGTCGAAGGTGAGGGCAAGCCATATCGACTGGTCCGACACCTTGAAGGTCTTGCGTATTCCTTCGCGTACCTCCGTGCTTACGTCTATTGCTCTTTTCATACTCTAACAATATTATAATTTTATTCTAATGGTGGAGGAAGGCGGAGTCGAACCGCCATACATTCCAGCTACCTCCAAGTTGCCGGGAAACGTTGCCCGGCTCGTTGTTAATCCTGATTCTTTCTACCCTTTGAAAACTAAACTTATGGCAAACATTAAGTATTCTTTCGCTCAAAATGCTTATCTTTGCACCAAAATTCATGTTTCACTTATTAATTTATCACTTATGGCACTTTACGTATTAGAGTTCCAGGCAGAGTTCCAAACGGTACTCCC